CTTTTGAAATAATAACTAACTAGAGAGGAAAACACATGTCGAAACCAATATACAATTCAGATGGAATTAATATTAATCTTGATTGCAAAGTTACACAGAAATCAGATGGTACATTTTTATTTGAATTGAAAAATGAAGCTATTAAATTTTTTAATGAAAAAGTTTATGGCAAATACAATGAAGCGTCTGCAGTTGTTTCTTGTACTATTAAAACTGAACAATACAAAAATGATATTGTTTCATTTTTAGAAAGTAAAGATTGTGAAGTTGAACATTGGATAGATTTAAGTTCAGACTTTGTTGAAAATTGGAACGCACAATTTAATTAATAAGACGAAAGGGGAAATCATTTCTTCCCCTCTATCTACTGTTGCTAGTAGGTACTGATGATGTCAGCTACATTAAATAACTAGAAAAAGGAAACACAATGAAAAAAGGTCAAGAAATAAAAAGTATGTTAAAGCAGATCAATGACGATGTACAATATAAAAAAGATTACATTGTTGATTTAAACAGTTTAGATGTAAATCGAAACGATACAAGCGTTTATCCAGATTTACATTCTGGGTCTGGTGGCTCAAGAAGTATAGGGTTTCAGATGAACGATAATTCTCTGAATCATTTATGCAACAGATTAGAAATTGGTACGAGATATATTTCTAAATGTTTGCCTGTGAGTCAGGCGTTAGTAAATGATAATCTTAACTTTTGGATAAAAAATAATAAAAATAAAAACCTGATGTTAAGAACTAAAAAAGACACAGTTAGAGCAATCATGTCAGATAGATACAAAAGAATTGATTCTGATGTTGTTGCTAATTCTTGTTTATCAAAATTGATGGATATGAATGCAGAATTAAAGTATTCACATTACGATGGAGATAACATGAATATTACTGCTGTACTTCCAAAGTTAGAGGGAGAAGTAGTAGAGGGTGATCTTGTTCAAGGTGGTATCACGATTACAAATTCTGAAATTGGACATGGCTCTTTAATTGTTAAGCCATTCATTTACAGATTAGTTTGTACTAATGGTATGGTTGCACCTGAATATCTAAATCAGTTTTACGCAAAACATGTTGGTAAAATGATTATTGATTTAGATAATGACGACCAATGGAAAACAATCGTTGATAAAATGGGTCAGCAGTTAGAACTTGTTAGCAATCCTGAATTGTTTCAGGAAAATGTTGATAAGTTAAAACAAGCTACTGAAGATAAAATCAACTCACATCAAGTAGAAGTTCTTGCAAAAAAACATGGTCTTTCAGATGATGAAAGAGCAGGAGTTTTTGAAAGACTTAACCACTATGTAGGAGAAACTTTTGTTACTTCTAAATACGATGTTGCCAATGCGATTACGAATATTGCTAATGACGAAAGTAAGTCAGACGAAAGAGCAAGATTCTTACAAGAACTTGGTGGCTTGGTTATTTTTTCAAACAACCCAATAAGTGCAAGAATATAAATCAATCATAATGCTGTGTGTGACAGGCACAGCTAGAAAGGAAATATGAACGATCTTAAATGGCAGATAATATTTGGTACAGTAACAGTAATTTGTTTTGTATCACTTACTATGTTTGCTTTACATCAATGGGCTATACAAGGTGGTATATAATGTTGATATTTGGCAAAAGCAAAAACGATTGGAAAGCATTAGAACTTTATTACAGACGTGAGTGGTTAAGTTTTGTTGCTGGTTTAATAATAGGAATAATAATCGGAGTTATATTATGATTAATGAAGTAAAAGAACGTAGGATAAATTTCATTACTAAAATTTCAAAAAAAAGAAGATGGGATTTTGGAGATGGAAACCCTTATTTTGATGAAGTGTTTAATCACATGGACAAAATAGAAGCTAAGACATTAAGAATATATAAGCGTAAGTTAAAGGAAAGGAAAAAAAATGAAAGGAATAGGATTATTGCTCATTTTAATAAGTTTAAGTAACTGTGCTTATAGGCCTCTCGTTGATACTGCTGGACGTAGTGGTACTTTCGATGAGGCTAAAGCTGTTGAACTTACTAATGATCTTCAACATTGTAAGACTATCGGAAAAGAAAATACAAACTTTGTTAGCAACATTTTGTATTGGTCTGTTAGTCCTACGATGGACACCAAGTATGAAGCACTCGTTAGAAAGTGTTTAAACAATCGTGGACATTCCATCTTAAACTAGAAAGGTTATTATGGATAAAGAAAGAAAAACTGATTATTTGATTGATGGTATGATTGTAGAGATCAAAAAGAAACCATCTGGTAAATTATTTAATCAGTTAATAGGCCTAAAATTTAAAAGTCTTAGGCTCAAATGTAAGCTAACTGTTGACGCAGTAGTAGAAGATAACAAACCATACTTTAACTCGGTTTATGATTTATATAAATTTGAGAAAGGTATTAAATCAGACGCTTCTAAATTATGGAATCTTTCCAAGTATTATGGTTTTGATTTGCCAGATTTTTTAGATAGTGTCTTAACTAAAAAGGAAAAAAATGTACATAAAACATAAGTTAAAAAATGGTCTAGAGTTAACATTCGATGACGAAAGACACTTATATTATCATGATGATAATGTTGTCGAAAGTGTGACAGGAATATGTGGCAAAGGTTGTCCGAAACCCCAATTAGTTAATTGGTTAGTTTCTACACCTATTCGTCATATTAAAGATTCTATCAACCAAATAATGGACGATGGAAAAACTTTAGATAGAGTACAACTTGAAAGAATCATTAATGAAGCGAAACACAAAACTGACAAAATCAAAGATGACGCTGGTTTAGTTGGTTCAGTAGTTCATGGCATGATTGAGGATTTTCTTCAAGACAAAAAAATTCCTAACCAATCTGATCCAGCAGTTATTAATTGTTGGAACATTTTTTTAGATTGGTGGAAAACCCAAGAATACGAGGTAGTTGAATTAGAGAAAAAAGTTTTTTCTAAAAAACATAACTACGCTGGTACTCTTGATCTTATCTTAAAAGATAAGAAAGGTAACCTTGTTTTAGGAGATATTAAAACAAGTAACCATATATCATTTGACTACACATTACAGTTAAATGCTTATAAGGTAGCCTACGAGGAAGAAACTAAACAAAAAATTACTAAAGGGTTGATTATAAGATTACCCAAAAAAGATAGTAATATTGAAGTTAAGGAACTTCCTTTAAATAAAGAAATGTTTAATGCTTTCATAGGTGCTAAAAATTTAATGTTAGCAATGGAAAGTCCTAAACAGAAAAAACAAAAACAGAAACAAAAATAAGGAAAAACATGACACAAATGCAACAAGCACAACTGCCGTTCTGTGGTTTAACATTAAAAATGTATAGCACAGGAAAACAAGCCCCAAAAATGGAGTATCAAGCTTCATCTAATAAGGCTCAATTCAAATGTACTTTAACTAAAGCTATGTTTGATTTAAATAACATACAAGGTTGGTTAAACACTCCTAAAGTACAAGAATATGTTCGATCAGGATACGTTCTTAAATGGGGTGCTAAAACAGTACAATCAGAAGCTAATCAATGGAATAATGGTTTAGAGTTAGAAATAACTTATTATTTCGTTAAACCATTTAGTAAAGCTGGTTATAATCCTCAACCTAACATGCAACAACCTGTAATGCAACAGCCTCAACAAAGCTATCAACAAGCTAAACAAGGTGTACAGCTTACTGATGACAAGTTGCCTGAAAGTCCTAGAGAAGAAATTGATTGGGCAAAAGAAAACCCAACTGATTTTAACCCTGATATGTACGAAAGAGAACTTGGTTAATGGCCGAGCAACCAAAGTACATAGAGTTAAGGCCAAAGACTTTTAACCCTGATCAGATATTGATATATTTAGATAAAGTAGATAAAATATTTGCTGACGCTGAAATAGAATATCATAATTTCAAAGATCAGGTACAAGAAGTTTTTGATTTTGTTGTTAGTGAAAGAATGGATAATGAAAAAATATCTGTATCTTTAGCGAAAGTTAAAGCAAGTAACGATAAGAGATATAAAGATGTCAAAGTTGATTTCTTAAAATCTCATAAAGCATATTTGTATTATAAAATACAATCTAAGTTGGCTCATTCGTATTGCGAAAACTTGAAGCAACAATCTATTAATACTATTGCAACTGAAAAGTTGATGAAATAGATAAAAGAATTTTACTAACAATCCTTGCGTTAGTAAATAGAACTATGAGCGAGAGTGAGTAGTTTGGCTAGGGTGGTTCCTTAACTGGTTCTGAACTGCCCTAGTTTCTCGTCACATCAAAATACTTCAAACTTGTCTTAGAAGTAATTTTTATTTCCTTATAATTATAATCAATTAATTCCACATCATCGTGTGCTGTTAAATCTTGAATTGTTTTTAACAGTTTAGGTTTGTCAGGTACTGTGTCAATAAATTTTAAGCTAACAAAATGCCCATAAGGATTGTGCTTACTTTCAATTTGAAACTCTGCGTCTATTATTACTGCGTCTGCCATTAAGACATCTTACTACTTCTTACGCATGATGTCAGCACCTTTAAGACCATAGATTGCACTGACTACTCCTATAAATATTGCTTGATACCAATATGGAAGATTGCTAAAGTACTCAAAAAAAGTATCTAGCTTATTACGAATTTCTGGATCGTCAGAAAACACAGACCAACCCAATAACAAAATAGGAATAGAAACAAGAATGAGGACAAATTCATCTTTAAAACCATTGTCATTACTTTCAATAACTTTTGCTTTATATTCAATTTCGCCTTTCGCCATCTGCTCTGCGTGACGCATTTGAGCATCAGACAGTAATTGTTTTGTTCGTTGTTTATTTTGGTATAGCTTAGCCCCTGTCTTTACACCCAACGATAATAAATTCAACCACATTTTATTCTTTCTCCAATAATTCTATTTGCATATCAATTACATGCTTTGCTTTTTTTAAATCTTTAATCTGATCTTTTTTATCTTTCCATTTTTTATCATACCTTGAAACATATTTTATGACGTGAGTTTGACAGGCGTTAAGGCCATTAGCCATACAATACTCTAAAGGTTGAATTTTAAGCGTCTTATAGTGATTCCCTGATACCTGATCAGAAAATGCAGAGTTTGTCGTCTGCGTGGCTCTATGGCTCTTTAAAAGGGTCTTTTTTAGTGTACTTGTACTCATAATAACTTTCCTATCCATTTGCCTGATTTATCTTTTATAAAAGGCTCTATGATTGGTAACCCATTTTGTATCACAGAGCAACCTATAATCGGTCTAGCTTTCTGTACCTTATTGTAACGAAAGGCTAATGATTTATTATCTATCATACAACCAACTTGCAATCCAAAGTACAAACCTAAACTATTACCATAATATCTGACACCCATTGAAGAATGATAATGCCCTTGCACACAACTCATTCCCATACTTTGTGCTAATTTTAAAACATCTGCTGTCTTACCGTGGCAAAAATAAACTTTTCCTAAAGGTGTATCTATTGTTAAATCGTCATGCCATTTCCAACCCTTACCAACTTGTAAAAAATCATTATAGTTTCTTAAATACGCTTTGGGTATTCCGTGTTTCAATGCTCGTCTATAAACTAAACTGCCATGATTACTATCCATTAAATCCATTTGTGGAAATAGTTTTTCTAATTCTTTTATTGTAGGTAAGGATAATTTTAATTCATCTCCAGCACTAGGTAAATCAGGGTCTGAATCATGGAAAGACATTGCGTGTTTATCTAGTTCATCTCCAATATGGATTACTTTATCAAAATTTTTATATTTATATTTTAACGCTTTGAGGTAAGGCAACAATTCTGGCACAGAATATGGTATGTGAGTATCAGAAATAATAAGAACATTCTTGTAGATCATACACTTACAGCTTGTACTTTCTTTTTTGCTTTTTGTAAAGCCTACAGCTTTTCTAACAAAACCATAATCACATAACCCATAGCACTAATTAATGAGCCTGTGCATATTAATAAAATTCTTTCTAGCCTTTTTACTTTTTCTTCTATTACAGTAATTTTTTGATGAGTTAGCTTTTGCATAATACGACATAACTTTTCGTGTGATTCTATTTTTTGTAAAGCTGACTTACTCATTTTTTTTTCTTTCTAGGTTTGTATTTTTTGATAGCCTGTGAAATAAACATATTCTTAACTAAACTAACACCACTACCAAATCTTCGGTCTGCTTTAGCTTTTGCACTTTTATAGGCTTTAGATTTTTTATTGAAAGGTTTTGGCTTTCCTAATTTCTTTGGCCTTGTTTTATTCCATACAGCTTTTTTTATCATTACTTTTTCTTTTTCTTTTTATCTTTTTTAGTTTTCTTTTTTGCTGGACGACCTCTTTTGCTTCCGTATGTACCCATTCCTCTTGGCATAATATTCTCCTATTTGTTTGCGTTTTTCATTATACTAGCCAAACTTTCACATCTTTTTGTGGTTTGTTTGTGCCAATTACTATCTATCATTTCTGCACTAGCTTTATCAAGGTTTTTTTCTCTTAGTGCTTCCCACATTTTCTTAAATTTCATTACTCGTGGTTTGCCTAATTGGAAACACATTTCAACAATGACACCAAATACAATATGATTATGTTCTATATTTCTTAATAATTCTCTAGCTGAATCTAAGGCTATTTTAAAATCATTATCAAAGACTTCTTCAAGAGTTTCTTTATCATAAGTAACACCCTCAACGAAATTGTCAGAGGGTAATACAAGATGACCATAGCCAATAGTAGCGAAACCCAAACTATCGGAATACACAGTATCCCTAAACCCCTCATGTTGTTTAATTCGTTCTTTGATTTCTTCCATAAGTTAGTCTTCCAATGTTTTAGTAAATTTAATAATTTTATCATTCATATTACCTCGCAGTTGTTGGGATTCCTAAAGATGTAACAAAAGGGTTGGAAGCAAAGGCCATATAGATGTATGTTCCACCAGAAGCATTATCTATTCCATTAGGATTTCTTTGTTTAAAACCATTTGATAAAAAATCAAAATTATAATTAGAATTATCTGCCTCTGCATTACTTAAATCTGCAAATAATGATTTCTGCATTACATTGAATGTACTTCTTTTAGAATCTCTTATTGTCCAAGAATTAGCACTATCTGTTCTTTTTACCATAATCCATGCTGGTTTAAATCCTGTATAAACAAATGTTCCATCAGCATTTCCATTACCAGTATAAGAGCCAAACTTACTAAATCCTTTTTTCTCTGCGAAGCAGTAGGCTATTACACCCTTACTACTTGGATTATATCTGCTAGATGTACCTATAGTAAAAACTGAACTTGTTGGAGATGTGCTATTAAAAGCACCAGAATTTGCACCAGATGAATCGGTTGTGCTTAAATATAATTCGTTCCCATTTCCAATTGCTTCAGCATAAACTCCCCAATCAACTGATGTTTCTCTATCTTTAAAAAAAATTATTTTTGGAACAGCACCTAACCCATGTCCAACAGTAGCATTTGAGCCTGTTCCTGTATAAGACACAATACTAAATCCACTTGTAGTATTGGCACTAACAGTTGAGGTTATGCTTCCATCTGTGTTTGATGCAGTTGTGTTTGAGGCTAACCAATTCCATGAAACGAAAGTTTCAGTAATTGCATTTATAGAACCACTCCCACCCATTGTAAATCCATCACTATCAAAAGATGTTACTCCACTATTTGTAGATTCTGAATTTACAGCATCAGGGATTAATCTTTTTGTTG